GATAAAAAATTGTCGTTGGAACACGAAATTTATAATTAAATTGTAAAATACAAAGTAACAATATATTTATATAAAAAAAACTATGGCAACAACTGCTTGTACATCTACAATTTATACTTATGTGATACCTGCGAGTTCAACAGGAGGTACCGCAACAATTACACCACCTAAACCAATTTGGTCAGACGCAACAGGTGTAAACGACATACAATGTGGGGCCGTTACCTTAGGTGGATTTAATGGATTAAACAATTAAACAATAATAAAATGGGAGATTTGAAACCAATAGGAAGTGAAAAATTAGAAGGGATTAGCAAACTTAAAAGAATTATGGAGATTGCTAGATATAAAGAAAATATAAACCCTCATAGTATAGAACTTTCAAAAACTGATTATAAAATATCTTTACCTGATGGGTATACATATGAAATTGTTAAAGAAAAATCGGGATACACTTTGAAAAAAGGTATTAATGAAAATTTCATGGATTATATATCACCGATGAAAAGTAGGAAATTTTATAGGTCCTATTCTGAGGCCCTTAAAAAACTTAACTTAATTGTTTCTGAAGTTAACAGAAGTGTAGGAAATGATTATGAAATACCTTTAATTGGAGAGCAAGACTCTCCAAAAAAAAAATTCGTTTTAAAACAAACTAAACCAAGTCCTGCTAGTGGGTCAGAACCAACTATGGACGCTGGCACACCACCTCCACCACCTGCACCTGAGGCCGGTACAGAAGGAATGCCGCCAGCACCTGATACGGGAATGGGAGGAATACCACCAGCACCTGAGACGGGAATGGAAGGAATGCCACCGGCACCTGAAGAAGGTGCAGAAGGAATGCCACCGGCACCTGAAGAAGGGGCAGAAGGAATGCCACCTGAAGAAGGCGTGGAAGAACCTATGATGGGTGGTGAAGAAATGCCAACAGAACCTGAAGCGGGAATAGAAGAACCTATGATGGGAGGTGAAGAAGGAGAAGAACCATCATCGATTAAAGTAATTCAAAAGTTAACAGGTAAACTAGCTCAAAAAATTAGAGCTCTTGAAAAAGACCAAGGATTAGACTCCCAAGATAAAAAATACGTTTTAAACTCATTGATTTCAGCAATAAAACCTGAAACTTTGGATGACGATGACAGAGAAGATATTATTGATAAAATTGAGGCCTTTGATGAGTATGGTGGTGAAAGTGAGGGTGAACTAAATTTTGATGATGCAAATATGTCAGATATGGGAGGTATAGAAGAACCTATGATGGGTGGAGAAGAAGGAATGCCACCGGCACCTGAAGGAATGGAGGGAATGCCACCGGCGCCTGAAGAAGGTGTAGAAGGAATTCCACAAGAGCCTACTGAAGGTTACCAAAGTATTATGGACTCAATTTTCACAGAATCTCGTGTTGAAAATGTTTTGAGTAAATATTTCAAATTCAAACCAAGTGAAAAACCATTATTAGAACAAAAAAAGAAAGTAGATTACTTAAAACAAAAATTGAATATTGTTGAACAGAAAAAAGATTTCAAACGTATGGCTCAAACACAAAGACAGGTTAATACTTGCGAAGCCTTATTCGAAAACTATAATAACATAAATTTTATTGGTAGAACAAACCAAAATAATTTAGTTTTTCAGATAGGAAAAAACCAAATTAAAGTCACTCCATACGGAAGAATTATATGAAACTAGTTTACGTAAACAGTATGGGTCCAAACTTTAGAGGGGATAACATTTATGAGTTTATTTTTTCTGATTTGGATGATGTTTATGGTGACGAATGGGATAGTGAAATTTCGGGTGGTAAACCTACACCACCAATGGTTGAGTTTATAAAAAAAGTTGGAATATTAAAAAACTCAGAAATTGAGTTGGACTTAATACAAAATTCTGATTTTTTTGGAATGTATGATGCTGTTGATGGGGTAATTGCTTTAGGTTGGGAAAAGAACTTCAGTAATGAAAAAGTTCGTTTGGTATTTCATTATGGAAATACTTTAGAAGAAGTTGAAAATAAATTATACGAAAGAGACATCGTATTAAAATGGGAAAAAAATTTAGTTAGTAATGAAACATATTGATTATAGAATTGAAAGATTGTTACACGAAGGTTTCTCTATTGGAACTTTAGAAAGATTTTCATCTAAACAAATTCAAGTACTTTATGAAAAAGTAAAAAAATCTAATAAAGAAACAAAAGAAGCTGTAACAAAAACAACAACAAGTACTACATACACAAAAGACGAGGCTAAAGGTAAAACATTTAGTAAAGACGATGATGTAAATGTAACAATCAATCAAGATGACAGCGTTACGGTAACTAAAGAAGGTGAGGAAGAAGATGTATCAAATGTTAACAAAGGCGAGGACGACCAAGACCCAATTCAAAAACAAGGACCAGACGGGATGCCAACAGAAGGGTATTTAGAAGAAAAGTCAGTTTCAAAACAACAACAAAAAATTATGGGTTTGGCTTTATCAGTGAAAAGAGGTGATACACCAAAATCAAAGGTCACAAAAAAAGTACAAAAAATGGCTAAAGAAATGAGTAAAAAAGACTTAGAAGATTTTGCCAGAACCAAACACAAAGGTTTACCATCTAAAGTTGAAGAAGATAATATAAAAAAAATAGAAGAAAGTATTTTAAGATTAGTTCAAAATCATATACCACCACATACAACAAAAAAAGAACTAATTAATTATATAAGTAAAAAAAGGTAATGAATGTCTTTATCAAAAGAACAAATATTATTAGAGTATGCAAAATGCGTAAATGATACTCCTTACGCTTTAAAAACTTATTTACAAACTTACGACAACACACAATCTAAATACGTTCCATTAGAACTGTTTAACGACCAAGTCACATTAGTAAAAGATTACGATACTGCCGAAGAAAACATTGCACTAAAATATCGACAAGCCGGTGTATCGACAGTTACCTCCGCTTGGGCTTCTAAAAGATTGGTTTTTGCTAAAAAATCAAAACCTGAAAAAATTCTAATTATTGCAAACAAATTGGATACAGCGGTTGAAATGGCAAACAAAGTTCGCGCATTTGTTGAACAATGGCCCAATTGGTTGGGGGTTGGATTTTCTCCTGAAAAAAATGCAGCAAGACACTTTAAATTAACAAATGGGTGTGAGGTGAAAGCTGTTGCGACTTCAAAAGATGCTTTACGTGGATATACCCCAACAATTCTTATTTTTGACGAAGCGGCATATATTGATGCTGACGAAGATTTTTGGTCTGCTTGTATGGCATCCCTTTCAACAGGTGGTAAAGTTATTGTAATATCAACACCCAACGGGTTTGACCCAATCTATTATTCAATTTATTCACAAGCGATAAAAGGAATGAACGATTTCAAAATTACTGAGATGTTTTGGTTTAGAGACCCGAGATATTCTAAGGATTTAAAATTGATTAAATGTGATGATATCATTCACTATATGTTAAATAGAAGTGATTACAAAGATGATGAAATAACATTAGATTATTCAAATATAAAAGTATCTGATAGAAATTTTGAAGAAATAAAACAAAAATTAGAACACGGTTATAAAGCATATTCTTCTTGGTTTGAAGCGATGTCAAAAAAATTAAAATTTGACAAACGTAAAATATCACAAGAGTTGGAATGTAATTTTTTAGGTTCGGGAGATAACGTAATTCCTCCTGAAACAATGAAAAAAATAAAAGATAATTTTATAAAAGAACCTGAAAATAAATTCATGGGTGGTGTGTTGTGGCAATGGAAAGAACCTGTTGTGGGACACAGATACATAATGGGAATGGACGTTTCAAGAGGGGATAGTGAAGACTTTACAACTTTTATTATTATTGATTTTGATGAGAGAGAACAAGTATTAGAATATATCGCAAAAGTCCCGCCAGATATTGTTGCAGAAATTGCATATAAGTGGGCCACGATGTATAATGCGTTTATTGTTACTGATATCACAGGTGGGATGGGTGTTGCAACATCTAGAAAACTTCAAGAACTTGGATATAAAAATTTATACGTTGACGGAATAAACCCCGCAGACAAATGGAAGTGGGACCCGAAACAAAATGACAAAATACCTGGAATAAATTTTAACTCAAAAAGAGTACTAATTATTCAAGCGTTTGAAGAGGCTTTAAGATTTGGGTTTGCTGTTAGGTCACAGAGATTATTTAATGAGTTAAACACGTTTGTTTATGTAAATGGAAGACCTGACCATCAAAAAGGTCAGCATGATGACTTGATTATGGCTATGGCTATGGCAATTTATGTCGGTGAATCATCGTTTTCCAAATTAGAAAAAGCAACAGAACAAGCAAAAGCAATGATTGAGTCATGGACTATGGATACAAGGGAATTTAAAGACTCTAGTAGAAATTTTAATCCAGCACTTCCTGTAAATTCCATGAATAACCCATCAATGAGAAACTATCAATCAACCAAAGATGATTATCAAAAATATTCTTGGTTATTTGGAGGTACAAGAGTTTAATTTAATTTGTTGATAATTATTATATAAAGAAAAGTATCGATGGAACAACAAAAATTAACCGTTTGGCAAAGGTTGAGTAAGGTTTTTGGACCAACAGCTCAACTGGACCAACAATCGCCAGTTTTTAAGTTTGATAAAAAAGAACTACTCAAAACGACTGATAAATCTCAATTTGAAAAAGAAAAACTACAGGCTCAACAAACCATGTACATTGGTCAACAATGGCAAAAAGTTGAATCTAACTTGTATACTCAGGCCGTTTACTATGAACCAACAAGAATGGCTTCATATTATGACTATGAATCTATGGAATACACTCCAGAAATTTCAGCAGCATTAGACATCTATGCCGAGGAGTCAACAACTCCCGATAAAGAAGGTCATATGTTACAAATATATTCTGAGTCTAAAAGAATTAAACAAGTCTTAGTTGACTTGTTTAACAATCGTTTGGACATAAATACAAACCTACCCATGTGGACAAGAAACACATGTAAATTTGGTGACAACTTTGTTTATTTAAAATTGGACCCTGAAAAAGGAATAGTAGGTTGTCAACAATTACCAAACATTCAAATAGAAAGACTTGAAAAAGGTATGAGGTTTCAACCTGACAAGTATTCGCAAGAAATGGAAAATGATGCATTGAAGTTTACTTGGAAAGAAAAAAATATGGAGTTTAACGTTTGGGAGATTGGTCACTTTAGAATTTTAGGGGACGATAGAAAATTACCTTATGGTACTTCTATGTTAGAAAAAGCAAGACGTATTTGGAAACAACTACTATTATCTGAAGACGCGATGTTAATCTATCGAGTATCAAGAGCACCTGAAAGAAGGGTATTTAAAGTTTTTGTTGGAAACATGGATGACAAAGACGTTGACCCATATGTTCAAAGAGTTGCAAGTAAATTTAAAAGAGACCAAGTGGCGGACCCATCAACAGGAAACGTGGATATGAGATATAATCAATTGGCGGTTGACCAAGATTTCTTTATTCCTGTAAGAGATGCAGCAGCCACAAATCCAATAGAGACCTTACCAGGTGGAACAAACTTGGCAGAAATTGCTGATATTGAATACATACAAAAGAAGTTAGTAACGGCTCTAAGAATACCAAAAGCGTATTTAGGTTTTGAAGAGGCTGTTGGTGATGGTAAAAATTTGTCTTTATTGGATATTAGATTTGCTAGAACTATTAATAGAATTCAAAAATCTATGATTGCAGAACTAAATAAGATTGCAATTATTCACTTGTTTTTATTAGGGTTTGAAGATGAATTGACTAACTTTACATTAGGACTTACTAACCCATCTAAACAATCTGATTTATTAGGTATCGAAGTTTGGAAAGAAAAAATTACTTTATACAAAGATGCGGTTGCTGAAATTGCTAACTCAGTGGCTCCTGTTTCTGCGTCATGGGCTAAAAAACACATTTTAGGGTTTTCTGATGAAGAAATAAAATTGGATATACAACAACAAAGAGTAGAAAGAGCTGTGGCTGCTGAGTTAGGTAAAACGGCTGAAGTTATCACTAAAACAGGTATTTTCGATGGTGTTGATAATCTTTACGGTAAGAAAACGGCAGCTCCTGCCGCAGGAGGAGAAGCGGGTGGAGAGGCTGGTGCTGAACCTGCGGGTGGTGATTTAGGTATGGATATGGGTGGCGGGGCGGCTCCTGAACCACCGGCCGAAGAACCTGCGGGAGGAGGAGTAACACCCGAAAATTTTAACAAAAACGATTTAAATTTATTACTAGAAGAAAATCTTTTCGGAGATTCTTTGTATATGAATTTAGGTAGAGGGAGAAACAATTTAGTGGAAATTAACGACAAGTTAAAAGAATTGATAGATAGATAATATTTATTAAATAAAAAACATGGATACATTCGGAACAATTAAGTCAAAAATAGAAAGTGCTTCTGTTAAACATTACGGAAAAAAAACTTTTAATTCGTTTATGAAAGGTTTAAAGTCTAACCTTTTAGAAAATAAAGATTTAGCTGAGTTGTATTATATCTACGATGATTTGTCAGAAAAAAAAGGTTTAGATAAAACCATTGCAACTGATTACATAAATGAAACCATTGAGTATTCACAAGTTCTTTTAGAGAATAATCTTTCAGGAATTATTCGATTAAATGAATGGGTTAATAAAGTTTCAACAGATAGTAATAACAATTATCAAGATATTGACAACGTTGTTTACATAAAATCTATAAGAAATTTAGAAACTTTACTTGAATCAAAAAAGAATATTTTGAATGTTATCTCATCAAAAAACGAAGTGAAAGTAAATGAATCTATAAATTTACCAATTTCTTCGATGTTGAAAGTAGCCAACCAAAGCTTGAGTTCAGAATTAAAGAACATTTCAGAAAGAGATATGAAAGAAATTG